TGGAAGTGGCGATTTCGAACATGCAGGTCGTCGAGGCGATGAAGCAATCCATCGCGGCCGATTGGTGCAACAAGCACCGCGATTTCACGCCCGCGAAGATCGAAGTGCTGATCCACAACTGGCAGCGTTTCGAGTCGCCGATTCAATTGCTGCAATGAGCGACCGCGTCGGCGACCGGCTTGTGATCCTCGTTTGCGTGATCGCAATCGTGCTGTATCTCATGGGGGTGATCGCATGAAACCGACCGTGCCGATTCACGATCCGGCCTTCAAGTGGATACCGGCGTCGTCACATAGCACAAGCGATGCCTTCAAGGCTCGCCAGGAAGAACGGCGACGGGCCGCGCAAAAGCCGTTGCCGCCGAACGTGAAGCAAATCCAACGAAAGGCGAAATGATGGAAACGCGACTTTACAAGGTGACGGATCGCGCGGGACGCATCCGTTTGATCGACGCCGGCAACCCGGCGCAGGCGCGCAATCACTGCGCGCGGGCGGAATACGATGTCGAAGTCGCCAAGCCGCACGATGTTGCGGCCCTCGTGCAGGCCGGCGTCTTTCCCGAAAAGGTCGGCGCGGAATGATCCCCACCGCTCCCGGCGTCTACACGTCGGATCAAGTGTCGATGGCCGAATATCTCGCCATCAAGGCGATGTCGGCCTCACTCGTGAAAACAATGGTCGACGAGTGCCCGGCGAAAGCGCGGTTCGAATCGCCGTGGAACCCGCAGCGACCGGCCGACAACACGGACGAAACCGACCGGGGCGAGGCGGCGCACATGCTCCTGATGGACGGCAACGCCGATCGCGTCGCGGTATTCAACCCCGAGGATTACGTCGGCAAGCGCGGCGGTGTGCCGGTCGGATGGACGAACGATGCCATCCGCGAGGCGCGCGATGCCGCACGAGCCGCCGGCCGGATTCCGATGCTCGCCGCCAAGTTCCAGACGGTGATCGACATGAACGATGCCGTCATGGACTACTTGCTGGCGCTCGACGGGACCGAAGCCGAGAACGTGCATCGCCTATTCGCGGACAAGGCGAATCACTCGGAAGTCACCCTGCTTTGGGACGAACACGGAGTTCTGTGCAAGGCCCGGCCCGACCGGATCGCCGCTGACGCAACCCTGATCTGCGACTACAAAACGTCCGCGATGTCGGTCGAGCCGAACCGATGGGGCCGCGTGCAGCTTGTGCAGCAGGGATACCACGTCACCGCCGCATGGTATAGGCGCGCGGTGCAGGCATTGCATGGCGTGCAGCCGGAATACATCTTCCTGAATCAGGAGTGCGACCCGCCGTATCTGTGTTCCCTCTGCGGAGTCAACAAGGAAATGCTCGCCATCGCCGAGGAAAAGTGCCGATGGGCGCTCTCGCGTTGGGCAGAATGCGTCGAGGCGAATTACTGGCCGAGCTATCCGTTGAAGATCGTCTATCCCGAAATGCCGGCGTATGAGCTAACCCGCTGGACGGAGCGCCAGACGACGACGAACGACGGAATCGACTACGGGAGTCAGGCGTGAGGCGCGACGATCCGGCGTTTCCGATGCCAAATCTAGGCATCCGAGGGATGTATCTACGCGACTATTTCGCGGCGGCAATCCTGCCAGCAGTAGCAGCAGCGGCGCGGTGCAATAGCGACGAGGAGGCGATGCGTAACATTCAAGGCGTCGCGACGGTCTGCTATATGTACGCCGACGCGATGATGGTGGCCCGCGACAAATGATAGGCATTCCAGGCGTCATCCCGGCGTGGAAGCCTTGGGAATACAGGTGGCCGAAGTGAGTTTCATTTTCAAACCGGCCATCCGTGAAAATGTGCCATTGTTAATCGGGCTGGTGTCTGGAACCGGCGGCGGAAAAACCTATACCGCCATGCGCCTTGCGACCGGCCTATCCGGCGGCAAGCCGTTCGCCGTGATCGACACCGAATCCGGCCGCGCGCTGCATTATGCGGATCGCTTCAAATTCGACCACGGTGCGCTGCGCCCGCCGTTCCGGCCGTCCGCGTACCTCGACGCAATCCAGGCAGCGGACAAGGCGCAATATCCCGTTATCGTGGTCGACAGCATGAGCCACGAGCATGCCGGCGACGGGGGCTTGCTCGATTGGCACGACGAAGAACTCGATCGCATGGCCGGCGACGATTGGAAGAAACGCGAAGCGTGCAAGATGGCGGCATGGATCAAGCCGAAGATGTCGCACAAGGAAATGATGTCGAAGCTGTTGCAGCTTCGCGCGCACCTGATCCTCTGCTTCCGCGCCGAGGAAAAGATCGAGATGGTCAAAGAGGATGGAAAGATGGTCGTGCGGCCGAAACGGTCGCTGACCGGGCTTGACGGGTGGTTGCCTGTATGCGAAAAGTCCATCCCATTCGAACTCACGGCGAGCCTCTTGTTCCTCGCGAGCGATCCAGGCAAGCCGGTCCCCATCAAGCTGGAAGAACAGATGCGAGACTTCTTCCCCCGCGATCGGCAAGTCGACGAATCGAGCGGCGAGCGGTTGGCCGCATGGAGTCATGGGGCGAAAGCGGATGGCCCGGTTCCTAAATCTCCCATGCGGGAATCCGATGCCGTAGCGAGTAGCCCCACCATCACGGCGGATCAAGCGATTTACCTGTCCGATCTGTGCAAGGAGAACAACATCGCCGTTCAGGCGTTGTGCAATGCAGCGAAGGTGAAAACCTTGGAGTCCCTTCCGGCCGATGCCTACGAGCGGTCGAAGGCTTGGATTGAAACCGTCATCGAGAAAAGGAACGCGAAATGACCGCTATCACGATCGACCTCACCCCCGAGCAATTCGCAACCTTGCAAGCGCAGATTTGCGGCGTGCAACCCGTACCGACCCCGCCGCCGCCCACGCCGAACCCGAATCCGCCGCCGGGTGACGTGCCGCTCGTCGCCACCCTCGACCCCAACGGCGTGCCGTCCGCGCCCTTCGCGGTCAACGGCGACACGATTTACTACGTCCAGTGCAACGGAGCCGGATCGTTCACCTGGGCACCGGGCGGTAGCCCGCCGTGTTGGGCATCGACCGACCCGACGTTCCCGAACGACCAGTCGAAAACGTCCTTCGGCGCTGGCACGACGCCGCCGCTGGCCGTTCCCGCCGGCCCGGTCTACATCAAGATCGACCAAGCCGGAACGTGGTCGTCCGCGTTGGCATCGCTCAATCCGTGATCCCTGCGCTGTTCATTGCGGCCGCGCTTCTGTGGCCGCTGGCCGAAACGACGGAATCGTTCGAGGCGTGCAATGCTGCACCGCAGTACGCCAGGATCGAAGTCGTTTCGGCCATTCCCGCCCTGCAATGCCCGATCGAGGCGCTAGGCAACGGGGACGTGCTGCCGCTCGTGGCAACCGCCCTGGGGACCGTGTACTACGCCTGCGCGGTCGTCCAGAGCGGCGAGCGGGCGCGGATCATCATCCTGCCGGGCGCCACGTCGGACGGCATGCTAGGCCACGAACTGCGGCACGTTTTCCCCCCGCACGACTTCCATTTCCTCGGCTTCGATCTGCCGTGCGATATGCAGTGATCCTCCTGCTGGCCGGATGCGCGAGCAACCCGACCGTCGTTCATTTGACTTGGATCAAATCCGACGAGCCGCCGCACGTCGATCGCAACGGGACGGATTGCGTGATCGTGACCCACAAGGAAGTGTCCTACGCCGACTTCGGCGCGATGTTCAGGGAGTGCCTATGAACCTGTACCGGGCCACGGACCACGCGGCGGCGGTGCGGGCGCTGTGCAAGGCGCACGAGCGGGTCGTGATCCGGCCCTACTGCGCCACGCGCGACCCGTTCCGCTTCTCGTCGCACGAAACCCGGAAACTAGGGGCATTCCGGGTGCGCCGGCCCGAGGGGCCGTGGAAGTTCGCCCCCGATGTGCCGGTCGTGTATTCCGCCCGGCCGTGCGCGTTCGAACGCCTGCCGCCGCACGATGCGCAGTACATCGTCGAGTGCCCGCCCACGGAGCAATTGCTGCACGGCATGACGCTCGATGCGACCGTGGCCGTCGTGTTCGAACCGCCGACCTGGGAGAAGCACGAGGACGTGATTCGCACGAAGTTCCCCGAGGTTGATCTATGTCAATCTTTGTGGAATCACCTTTATGCGCTTCCTCGCAATTCCCAATTCGCGGAAACGCTAGGCGTCCCGCCATGCGGTGTTGTGGCCGAGGATGATCTTTGCGCAGCACTCAACGTCGACATCCGCACCATGCGCGCGGCGATGCGGCGAGCGGTCAACTTCTACTGCTCGCATCGCGTGCTGATGATCTACCCGCGCGTGCCGCCCGAGCATGATCTAGCGCTACTGGCGGTCTACAACGCGATCCTTCAAGCGCCCGATTGGCGCGGGGCAAAGGCCGTCATCGGATGGAGTCTGCACAAAACGCATGGATCATGGGCGCGGATGCTCGCGATGCTTTGCTCGCGCGGAAACATTTCCATCCCGACCGCGCTCTACACGTTCCGCGACAACGGCATGCTACCCGACTACATTTCGATCAAGCACGAGCGCCTAGCGGCTTTCGAGAACTTGGAAAACGTCAAGGCTCGATTGCTGGACGCTCCGCTTCTCCCGACTCCATGACGACGATGCGTTCCCTGATTTCCTTGATGCGCGGCGCGCTGCGATGGTATTCCTCTTGCAACTGGCGCAGGATCGCGTCGGTGTCGGTGCTGGCATGAGCGGCTTCCGCACCGGGGCCGACAAGCCTCGCGGCGGCTGCGAGTTTGATCTGATTCTGCGCGGAATTGTCGTCGATCGGCATGGTCGCCAAGTCGTGCAGCGCATCGAGCGCATCACTCTTGTAGACGAGTGCGCGGGACGCAAGATCATCCTCGATCTGCTTCCGGGTCAATTTGTCGAAGGCCCCCGCGTCAACAGCCTTCGCGACCTCGACAACATACGCTTGCAGATAGGCATCATTGCGGATCGTTTGATGCAGCCGGCGCAACGTAATGTGACCGAGAAACGAACAGGCGAGAATCATGTCACCACCCGCCTTGTCGATCGCGTCCTTGATCGACTCGCGCGAAAGCGGCGGGACTAGCGGCGCTTGTGCTTGGGCGCTTTGCCCGTTTTGAGCGACTTCCCGGTTTTCGCCTGCGCTATCCGAGCCGCCTTCCCCTTGTCGCCCGTTTCCCGCTTGATCGCTTGGTAGATGCGGTCCACTGCCGTGTTGCGAGGCATCATTTCTCCTTTGATCGGTAATAGTGGCCGAGGGAGCACGCTTTTCTGCACGCTCGACAACTTCTGAAGGACTTTCCGCCTTCTCGATTTTTCCTGGGGTTGATGTAGACATTGTCACCCTCTAATCTATGAAGCCCCTTTCGACACATGATGCCTCCTGGCCTGCATCCCTGTTCGCGTTTCTTGGCAAGCAACTTCAGTGCTTGCGCCTTTCTTTTTTCTGACAGCCATTCCCACAAGAAACAGATCAACGCCTGTTGTTCTTCAAACGAACTTGATACCCAAAGCCATTGTGGCTTGTGCTTAATATTAGGGCTTTTTGCTCTTGGTCTGATTGTCCCAAAGCCAACAATTTCCTTGAATCGTTCTATCAATTCCAAATCGGTATTTACAAGCTGACACTTTCCAGAAAAGCAACCCTCACCGTCATACAAACCGGCAGCCCACGCCAACCTTTCTCTAAAAAGTGAAGCCACGCGCATATCCCATCGCCTGCAATTCGGGAAGCTGCTTCACGAGCCGCCCCACGCCGATGTCGGTGCGGTACGACGGGCTGTTGGGAATCTTCACTTTCTTAACCGCCGCATACGCCGAGCGCCGCGCGCCGGTAATCGTTTCTCCGGTCCCGGTCGCGACGAATACATAGTCGCCGCTCGTGAGCCAATTCGGCATGTCGATTACCTTGTCGCCCACCTGTACGGGAGCCTCGCCCATCATCATTTGCTGCGGGTGAATGTGATCCATGTCGGTCGCATTGTAGACGGGGATGCCCTCGACTTCCTTCGCCGTGAAATGCGAGTACGGATAGTCGGGAATGCTCACGACAACAGATATAGAACACTGATCGTCAAGAACTTGCAGAGTGTCGCGTCCATTGAGCAAATCAACCATCCATTCGCAGGGATCACCGACGTGTAGCGCGACCTGATTGTGGAATAGGGGCCAGCCGGGTCGGCAGGTAAACTCCATAGGCCACGGAGTACCGTCAGCGTCGATGATGGCGTTGTTGTCGATGTATCCAACGTAACCGATCCGTTTCAGGAGTGGCGTGACGGGTAGCAGGATTTTTTCTGCCAGCTTGGATTTCTTCGTGTAGCGCACGAGCGTACCCTGCTCGCCAGTGTTCACGCCCAGGTCGCCGTTGTGCAGCTTCTTGTATTCGAAATTTTCGCAGAAGTGCGACGACCATCCTCCGGGGCCGTACCATCCGCCGACCGCCATTTCCGTGCCGGCAACCTTGTCCTGAATGATGAAGCCGCACTCTTTGGCGCTCGTGACGTACTTCGGGTTCTTCGACCAACGCTCCAGCATGTAGATCAAATCGGCCGCATCGTTGGCGACGTAGGATAGCGCCTTGTCCGCCTCGCCCGAGGGCTTGCTGACCATCGCGACCCCGCGCTTCTTGACGTAGGCGATTGCCGAATCGTAGTCGTGGAACGTCTTGTACGGGATCGTCGCGATGCCGTACTTCTTCATCGCCTGCTGGCCGGTTTCGCGGTTGACTTCCAATTCCGCGCCCTCGACGCCGGGGCCGAACACGGGGTAGCCCAACGCGCGGTAAGGCTCTAGTAGCTCGACGTACTTCGTGTTGTCGGTCGTGAAAATCAGGTCGGCAAGTCCGATGTACTTCTTACGCAAATCCTCAAACTTGCGAATCTTAGTCAGGATGCCATCACCATCCTTGCGATCACTCCCGTTCTTAGCTGGCGCTTGGTAGTAATAGACATCGTGCCCCGCCGCTTGGCAACGAATGGCAAAATCAACACCGACGAACTCGGTGTCTAGGATTAAAACTTTGATTTTTTCCTCCGCTCGCGGTTACGCTCGCGGTCACACTGTCTGCACCATCTACCCGTGCGGTAATGGCGAGTGTTTTCTACCGAATACTCATGCCCGTGCGGACAATGCGTTTTTTCAGTTTGATGTTTTGGTATGGCATAACGACCACGCGAAACCATATCCTTCATGTTTTCTTGTGCGCTGGCGCAATACAAGTGATCTGGGTTCACGCAACATCTAACATCGCAATGATGACAAACATCTAGTCCATTGGGGATTTCGCCACGATAAATCTGATACGCAATCCGGTGCGCACCTATTGTTCTTCCATCAATCACGAATGTTCCATACCCGCCACGATCAACAGATGCCGTCCATAGCCAACACCCGGAGAATGGAATGCGAATAAACTTCGCATCGAACCTTTCTTTGATGGTTCCTTTCATTGCGGCGGGATCGGCGGAATGACTCTGTTGCGTTCTTCCGCGCCGTGCGCCATCGTCAGGCCCATTCCAGGCCCGGCAACGGGAGCCGCGCCGCGCGTTGCTTCTCCGGTCTGGTAGAGCATGCGCGCGACGAGCGACTTGAATAGATCGCTGCGATCCGCCATCCATCCGGCGAACTGCTTTGCGTTCTGCGAAAGCCATCCCAAGCCGATCGGGTTGCGGTTGGCTTCCTGCAATACGCGCCGCTCGACGAGGCTAAGGGCGTTGAGCAACTTCGATTCCTCGGCATTGAGCGGGCGAACTTCCGGCGCGGCTGCGGCGATTTCTTCCTTCAAGCCGCGTGCAAGCGCTTTCTGCGCCTCGATGTCTGCGCCCTTCAATTCGCCGTAGGCTTTGTCTTTCAGGACGCGATACGTTCCTTGCTTCAATTCCTGCGCGAGTTGGATCGGCATCGTCTGCCGACCGGACAGCAACGGGTGATTCAGAAAGTCGTCCCACGCCTTTTCAATCCGCTTCAAGTCTTTGGTCGAGTTGACCTGTTTCTCAAACTTGTTCACCACGTCCTGCAATGCCGACGCGGCCCTACCCTTGTCGATGCGTGCGGGCGAATTCTCAATGACGGTTTTGATGCGATCGTTCAGGTCCGTCACGCGCTCGTGCAGCTTTTCAGCGCCGCCTTTCGTGACGTTGACGCCTTCCTCCAACAGCGTTTTGACCCCCGCCTCGGCCTTCGACATATCCGTGCCCGGCATCGTGAGGCGGCGCGACGGCAAATCCGGTTTCAGCGCGCTTTGCATGACGCGCTCGCCGCCGGCCTTCATCGCCTCGCCAGTACCGCGCACCGCTCGCGGCGCAGCCTCGCCCATGAACATCGGGGCCGCGCCTACTGCTTCCCGAGCGCCGGCCGCAAGGGCGTCGCGCGCACTGCGAAATCCCGGCGGGACCGGAACCTGCTTGATCTTGTTTTGCAAGCCCTCGCCCGCGTAATCGAGCCCTTTGCCGACGAGCGCGGCCGGATTGTATTCGGCAAGATTCTGTCCCCACTGCGTACGCGGCTTGTACGTCAGCGCGCTTTCGACGTTGCGCCGCACGTCCTGCGGTTCCGTTTTGATGATGCCGGCCGCGTGCAAAGGGATCGAGCCTGCGCCGGCCAGCAAACCGCCGTAGTGCCCGGCAAGCCCGCTTGCGGTCGCCGCTGCGGCTTCCGGCACGGCTTCAATGACGTTCTCGACCGGATGCTCCGAAAACGATTTGAGCGACGATTTCGGCTTCGCCGGTTCCGGGGTAGGCGCGGCGTCGGGAACGAAATGCCCCTTTGGCGCGGCCGGTTCTTCGGTGTCGGGAACGAACGGCATTATTTTTTGTGCCACGTCCCCGGCACGCCGCCGATGATGACCTTCGTTCCGTCGTCCAGATTCGCCTTCTCGGCCTCGGCTTCCGTTTTGAACTCGCGCGGCTTGGCGGTCGACTTGCCCGTAACCGCCTCGCGCAGTTGCCGCCTCACTTCCGGCGGCGCGGCTTGCGCGGCCTTCATTTCAAGCTGCAACTGATCCATGATGCCGAAAAGCGCTTCGTTGCTGTCGGCCGTCGACATGACGGCGCGAGCGTGTTCCTTGTCGGCAACGGTTGGCACGCCGGAAGGCGAAACGGCTCGGGCGTAGGCGTTCATAAACGAGTTGAGCGACGCGCCGAGCTTGCGGGTTTCAACGTCGCCCGTCCCCTCGTTGAACGCGATGATCGCCTTGTTGATCGGCATGAACGTGGTCCGGTTGACCTTGGCCGACTGCGCCTTGACCAAATCGGCCATCTTCGTTGCTTCGGTGACGGCCATTTCGATGTTCGCGCTGCGCACGCCGGCCGTGCGCTCGCCCGCCGTGATGCCGGAATATTCGGCCAGAGTGGCGGCTACGTCCGCACCGCTCATGCCGGCCGCGATCGCCTTGTCTTTGATGGTTTGTCGTAGCGCAGCACGATTCTGCGCGCCCACGTTTCCGTATCCAAGCCCGCTCAATACACTTTTATCGCCGGCAAGGTATTGGTCGGCCATGAACTCACGCGTTTCCTTGTCCAAAATCGAGCCAGCCTTACCGCCCGCTGCGCCGCCCGCGCCTGCCGCGTGCCTCACGTTGAACTCGCGCTGCTGCTCCTTCAACTTGGCCTCGCGCTGCTCCAATCCCGACTCGCGCGTTGCCGCTTTGCTCTCAACGTCCTTCTCATAGGTTTCCGCTCGATTCTGTGCGATGTACGCCTTCGCTGCTTCCAGACCGGCGCGCGTCGCCCCGAGTTGAATCTTCATCTCGGAGATTTCGTTCGCCTGAACCTTCGACATGATCGGTTCAAGCCCGTTGATCGCATCGAGGATTTGCCCCGGATCGGCCCCCTGCGCCTTCATCTTGGCGTACAACTGCTTGTGCCAATCGGGCGTCGCCTGCGGCATCTGCGGCTGCGGCATGGGCGGTTGCGGCGGGGGCGGCGGCTGCGCGCCGGGCGCGAGCGGTCCACCCGGCCGGGGCTGAAACCCCTGCGGCGGGGGCGGCGGTGCGCCCTGCGGGCCTGCTTGTGGCGGCGGCGGCGGGGGTCCAGGCGGTGCGCTTTGCGGCCCGCCAGGGGGCATTCCCTGCGGCGGTCCTGCCTGCGGTGGCGGTGGCGGCGGCATCGAAGCCTGCCCCGGCGGCGGCGGTTGCGGCCCCGTCTGCGGGGGCGGCGGCGGCATGCCTTGCAAGATGTCGGGCGGGACCGGCGGCGCGCTGTCGCCTCCGAAAGCGGCTTCCAGTGCGGCCGGTGTCGACGCTGCGGCTTGCTCGCGCAACTTCTTCGCGCGATCCATCTTCGACTGTTCCGCAAGCCACTGCTCGAATTCCTGCTGGAACTTGCGCTCGTCCATCGCCTGCCGCAGCGCGTCCGCGCGCAGCTTGTTCTGCTCGACGTTCTGGAACCCCGCCATGATCGCCATAGCGCGCTACCCCCCCAAGCCTTGCAGGAGCCACGACGGGATGCCGGCCGTGCCTTGGAATCCCGATCCCTGCTGCGTATCCATCGTGTTCACCCAATTCTTCGCCGCTTGATCGCCCATCGCCCCGCGCAGCGCGGAATCGAAGTTGCCCCCGAGGTTCCCTCCATGCAGCGCGCCGTACTGCCCGAGCGCGTTGTAGAAGTTGCCTTGTTCGTTCGCCGGCAGGGATTGGAAGTAGCTCACGAGTTGATCCATCGGCGGGACTCCGCCCTGCCCGCTGGACATCTGCTGCTGCCCACCCTGCTGCTGTTGTTGCCCCATCTGGAAGGGACGCTGCGCCGCGAACGCGCCCTGATACCCGCCCATGTTGCCGCCGAAGCCGTAGGGCATCATGCCCCCGCCCCACATCTGCGGGAACTGGCCGTACCCGCCACCGAACCCGCCGCCGTAGCCCCCGAACCCGCCGTACCCGCCGTACCCGCCGTAGCCCCCGAACCCGCCGTACCCGCCGTACCCGCCGTAGCCCCCATACCCGCCGCTGCCATAGCCCCCGCCATAGCCCCCGCCATAGCCGGCGTAGTTGGGCGGCGGCGGCATACCGAACGGCTGCGCTTGCTGCTGATCGTTCGACTGCTGCGGGCGCGGGTAAAGATCGTCTGGCGACGACATGCCGGCCGTCATTTCGTTGAAATTCGGCGTTCCGCCTGCGAAGGCATCGAAGGGTCTGTTTGCCATCGCAGGCTCCTATGGGTACGCCAAGCCGCCGCCAGCGCCAGGATCGACGTACCCGCCGCCGTAATTCCCGGAGTTGGGGTCGTACGTCGGCTGACCCTGATTCCCGAACCAATTGCTCACCGCGTTCCATGCCTGCGGCCCGTACTGCGCGAGTCCGCTCAACCCCGAGCCGAGCATGCCCATGTTGCCCATGAACTGATTGTATGCGCCCTGCTGCGCGCCCTGCCCGTAATTCATGTACGGGATTGCCTGCCCCATCGTCTGACCATACGGGCCGTAGACGTTGCTTTGCATGCCCTGCCCGTACATCTGTGCCGCTTGGAACGGCAACCCGGCCGCGTTGATCTGCGCCTCGTACGGAACCTGCCCCATCGCCATCGCGTACTGCGGCGACATCCCGTAGTACCCCATCGCGGCCGACTGATCCGCGCCGCCAAGCTGGCCGTAGCCTCGGCCGGCGTTCGAAAGCGCCGCTTGCGCCCCGCCCAGGCCCGCCGCCGCGCCGTAACCGCCCAAGCCCGTACCGATCAACCCGCCCGCCGTGCCGTAGCCCTGTAGCCCCGTTCCGAGCAACCCGCCGGCCGTGCCGTACCCGCTCAACCCGGTTCCGTAGGCCCCGGTCGTCGCACCGAGCGCGCTCGTCATCCGGCCGAGTTGTTGGTTTTGCCACTGTTGGTTGAAGTTGTTGACCGCCTCGTTTTCAAGCCCGGCGGCTTCCCCGCTCATGCCGATCCCGCGCGCCGACGTGCCCGCACGCGACGTGTCGACCGTCTGTTGCAGGTACTTGTTGTACAGCGCGCTTTGCGGGTCCATCGCCGCGTTCATCACGGTATCGCCGTACCCCGCCAGCCGGTTGCCAAGCCCCGCCGCGCCGCCGGCAAGCCCCGCCGCCTGCGCGCCGTATTGCAGCGCACCAGGGGCGAGATTCGCCGCCGACTGACCCATGCCGATCGCGCCGGGGGCGTAGCCGCCCATCGTCTGCCCGGCCCCGTACAAACCCTGCATGTTCTGATTTGCCTGATTCCCCCAATAGTTCGCCACGTCGCCGAACTGATTTGCCTGCCCGGCAAGCCCGGCGTACTGATTCCCGGCGTAGTTCGCCGCCGACAGGTACCCGGTCGGGTCGATCCCCTGCATTTGGGCGTACGCGGCCGCGAGGTTGGGCTGCACAAGGCCAGCCTGCCCCTGCGCGTAGCCGCCCATGCCGCCGTAGAGGCGTTGCCACTGCTGATCCGCCGCGCTCAACCCGGTCGGGACGTACCAGGGCTGCGTCGAGCCTTGCGAGCTACCGCCGCCGCCGTGCCCGAGAAAGCGATTGAGAAGCGACCCGCCGACTCCGGTTGCAAGCCCACCCGCAATTGCTCCGAGGATCGCCATTTACGCCGCCTCTTGAAGAAAGTCCCGCAAAAGCTCCCGCAACGAATCTTGCGCCCGAATGGTCCGCAGGATCAACTTGTCGGGGTCGACCTGAATGTTCAGCCGCGCGAGTTCCGCCGCCCGTTCTTCATCGAATGGCAGGCCGGGCAGGAGATGGAAAAAGCACCCGGCGACCACCCGAGGCAGGTCAAGATGCTCGTACCACACCCGCTTGACCAGGGGATTCGCCGGCAGGGATTGCAGCATTTCGTATTCCTGATCGACCAGCGTCGTGCGCGGCAGGCCGATCGCCTTCTCGAACGATAGCTGGCAGTCCTCCAACGGCCGGTCGATGATGAGGACGCGCGGCTTGATGTGTTCCAGTATCCACGGCAGGAAAAGCCCCAAGGTCGCGTCCGACGCGCCGATGTAGTCGTAGGCGTCGGTGTCGTAGAAGTCCGCGATATCGTCGACCGTCCGAAACTTGGCTGACGGTTCATGCGCGCAAAAAGACCGGCCCGTCGTGCAAAGCACGGACATCCATGCTGTACGGGAGCGCGGCAGGCCGGTAATCAGGAACGGGTGCGCAGTCATGGTGACGGGCCAACGGGGGTGAAGTGCGCCGCCCCAAGCGAGATGACTGTCGACAGCGCCATCGCGACTTCGGTCGGCATGTCGACGTGCGCCCAGGTACGCAGCGCCCACACGATGATGATGACGATCGCGCCGGAACCGCCGCCGGCAATGAGTTTAGCCGTCGTGTTGGGTTGGTTGTCCATCGCCGCCATCCTTGTACCTTTCCAATTCTTGCGCCGCTTTCTTCGCGCGGTCGATGTCGCCGTCGATCGCCCCGGAGCAATGATCCTGCGTCTGGAACAGGAAGTTCAGCACCTTGCACCCCGCCTTGCCCCACCATTTCCCGTCAGCGCGAGCCTCGGCCGTTTTGGACGAGATCGTGATGTTTGGGTCGGCCCAAATCCAATTGCTGACCCAAACATCGGTCGCTACCCAGAAGTTTCGCCACCAATTCATCGCGTCGCCACCGATGGCGTTCCGAGCGTGCCCCACCACGCATAATCCGGGTCGGTCTGGTACAGCGGCGGCAACGTCGCCGTAATGCCGTCGCGCCCGGTATAGGCCGGATTCGGGTACTCGGTTGTCAGCATCGAGGCGAGGGCAATCCACTGCCACGTCGCGGTAGGATCGCCCGCGAGATAGCCCGCTTCAAGCGCCTGCGCCTTGACAAGGCCCGCCGGACCACGGAACGAATCTGCGTTGTCCTTCCACCATGCGACGAAGGCCGGCGGCGGCCCCTTGAATCCCGCAGTCGGGTTCTTCGCGGGCGGCGGCGTCGGCGTCGTGGCGGGCGGCGTCCATCCCAGGGCGATCAACACTTGATGTAGGAAGTCCATGATTGCCTCACTGTGTCTTTGCGGTTGGAGTGCAAACTTTCTGCTGGTACTTCGCGACCGCTATCAACACGGCCGTCGATGTTATGCACGTCGTCAAAGCGTCTTGCAATTGCTGTTGCGTAGCGTTCGCCGGCTGCGGCTGACAAGGATTGAGCAATTCCGCCGGAATGGGCGGCGGGTTGCACGTCCCGCCCAAGTACACGCCGGCAGCTTGCCCCGCGAGCGCAAGCAGTACGTTCTCGATGGCGGCCTGTTGCTGTGTGACCGTTCCGGTCGTGGCGCATCCGGCCAACAGTAAGGCGACGAACAGGGAAATCAGTCTCATGGCGTTGCTCCCGTAAATAGCGCCTGTTCCTTCAATCGGCGATCCAGCAAACCCTGCTCGACGTTGCCCGCATGGTCGTGACACCACAACGGGAATTGCCCCGCCGCTAGATCGAACTTCCCGGCGTTTATATCGCGCAGCAATGTCGAAGTCGTGAATGCCCCGCACCCCACGTTGTAAACAAAGCTGCACAAAGCATCGAACTGATTTTGCTTCAACGGCACGCGCACGAGCCTGTTGATGCACCCTTGCGCGCCGGCAAGGTCGGTCGTCAGTACGGCGTCGGCTTGCTCCTGCGTCCAAACCAATCCTTCCTGAACGTGCGCTCCGGTATGGCCCCAACCGATCGTCCAGACCTTGCCGATCGCATCCCAATACGCCACCAGCCGACATTGCTCGACTTCCTCGACGAGCGCGATGCCAACCGGGCTGATGTTCATTCATCGGCCCCGTTTCTGTGCCTGTACGGCAGATGCGATCCGGTGCTGTTCAGGAAGTCGTCGATGCGCTCGTGTGCGCGCGAAACCGACTTCTCGGCCAGCGTAATCCGCTCCTTCATGTTGCGAAGATCGGCGCGGATGCCGCCGTACACTGCGCCGGCAGTAACAAGGCTCGTCACGATAGTCGACCAGTCTATGTCCATGTCAAATCCTCGGCAGCACTCCGCTTATGTTCAGTGACGTGTTGTTGGCGAAGGCAGTATCCGACAGGAACGCGAACGCACTGCCGGTTGCCGACGTTTGAATCTTGAACGTGTTGGTCGACGGTTGCAGGCATGGCGAGATTTGCCCCGCATAGGTCAGGTTCGCCGCTTGGCACACGCCGAACGGGATGTTCCCCGAACCGCCCAGGGACAACGGAGCCTGATACGGCAGGCCGGTGATCGTCGCAACCCCGGTCGACGATCCCTTGGCGGTCAGCGTCAGCGCGATCGCGAACACATACAGTCCGTTCAGGACGTAATACTGCCCGGTGTTCACCGAGAACGTCATGCCGACGTTCGCGCCGCCGAACTGGATTCCGGGCGAGAACGTGCCCGCCGAGAAGAAGCCGGAACCCTGTGCGGCGTTTTGCAGGAACCAACTCGCGCTGATCGACGAGTAGGTGATGTCGTAAACGCCGTTGACTCGAATCTCGCCGCCCGTCAGCGCGGTTGCGGCCGGGACGACGACGTTGACCGGCGCAAGCCCGCTCACAGCGATCGTGGTCGAGCCGGTGTTGGTATTGGTCGCCACGAACCGGAACGAAAGCCCATCGGTATAGGACGCCACGGCCGGGGCCGGGGTCAGTGTGATCGCGTTCGCCGTGCCGCCGACGTTGACTTGCGGGACGTAGACGAACGCCGCCGCCGGAATCAGCGCGGGGACGTTCGTGTTGACTTGCGACTGAATCCAGTTGAAATCCTGCATCACCTGATTGGCATCTTCCAGCGTGCCGTTGGTCAGCGTGACCGGGAAACCGCCGATGATGACGGCCGGGAACAGGTAGTCGCGTAGATTCATGGTGAGCCTCATGCCGTAAACCACGTCCAAGTCGGGGCGACGGTATAGATGACGGTGACGGTCTGATTCGGTTTCAACAACAGCAAGCCTCGCGTCCCTCCGCTGCTCGACCCGTTTATTTGAACGTCCGACACCGTTCCGCCGTTCATGCAAATCTGCACCGTATAGGGAAACGTGTTAGTGACCGGCGTTCCGCTGGCCGGGAATCCCGGCGTCGTCACCGCGCCGCCGGGCAAGTCAAGCTGATAGACGTTCTGAACCCAAAGCGTACCTGCCGCGACCAGCGTGTATCCGGTCGTCCATGTGCCACGAATAGCGCCGCCGTTGACCGTCATCAACGGCGTTTCGCTTCCGCCGGCAGGAAGCCAGATGCCGACCGTCCCGCCGTTGACGGTTCCGAGTCCTACGTTCAGATTGGCGAAGTGAACGCCGCCACCAGATACGCGCACGGATTTGCAGTTGATGCCGTACTGCCCGGCGTACATATCAATGTCGACGTTTGAGAAGTTTCCGTACGTCGTTTTCGGCGTCACCAAAGAACTATCGTCGAACGCGATGCCGGCACTGAAATTGCCGAACATCATTAAATTCACGGCCTCTATTGCGTCGCACCGCAGGCATTGCAAATTGACGCCGTTCGTCTGCCGCCACACGTCCAAACTACCCACGCCTTGCGGGAATGACAGATTAGGAGCGTAATCGTAGTACGGTTCCCACAGGATGTTAGACAGGCCTATGTAATCCTGCGCGCCGTCGATGATGATGCCAGTGTGAATCGCTCCGATGTTGCAGTTGTTGATGACCACTCGGCCAGGGGCGGTTCCGCTGACGGTTTGCACCGCGATTGCGTCGTACGGGTTGATGAACAGGCAGCGCTCGACGTGTGTTGCGCCTTGCTTGATGCGGATCGTGACCGGGTACACGGTCGGCGGGCTTGTCGTCGGCGACACCTGACTTGGATATCCGAAGATCAAATCACTGATCTGATTGCAGCCGACGCCGGTTCCGGGTTGGTCGATGAACGGCCCCGCCGTGCTAGTGACGAGCAACGTAGGACCGCAGCACGTCGTCAGCGGATTGGTCGGCCCTGCGGTGTCATAGGGACCGTCACCGACGCCGCAAAGCGCCACGTTGCGCTTCAACGATAGCGTGCCGGTCGTGTAATACAGCGCAGGCGGGAACATTACTGCCCCACCGCCGATGCTATTCGCATAGTTGATCGCCGACTGTATCGCGGCGGTGTCATCGGTCGCGCCGTCGCCCTTCGCGCCGAAGTCCTTGACGCTGATGTATTCCTCCAGGCGCGGTTGAAACGCCCTAGCAACCCCGCCGGTCTGCGTCGACTTGAAGAATGGAATGCGATCCGTCATATGATCCACCAATTAGACGAACCGTCAGAGGCGATCTTGATCGCAGTATTAGGCAAGAGGTTGAAGGATGTCGCGCCCTCGATCAAGTCCGATCCCGCTCGATTGATCGTTATCGTGTTGCTCGCATTGCTGTCGATGCGACGAAGCGAGTAGACCTTGGCGATTCCAGCGCCTAGCGCATTCGCTGCGGAAAGCGTGACCACGAACGATCCGGCGTTGGCGTTCAGGAACACGACGAAGTCGACCGCCGTTCCAAGCGTAACGTTGGCCGCGTAGCTCGTGATCGGCAATGCGGCAAGCTGCACATTCGTCGGGGTTGCAAGCCCGTTCGTGAAGTTGGCGACGTAGGTATAAGCGGGCGCTGATCCTAGTCCCGGAACGGAGTGCCAAGTAGCATCGTCGCGCAGGAATCTGCCGCTCGATCCTCCCGTGCTAGGGGCCAGGCCACTCACAAGCGGACCAAATACGCCAGCAGACCCAGTGCTAACGATGTTCGCCCATATGGTACCTGTATCAATCAGTTGAATGTTGTCTGTGAAGTAGCCCGGATTACCCAATACGCGGAACGGAATTCCGGGGCCGCCGCTGCCCGAAATTTGCTGAATCTGTGTGAGCTGTACCTGATTTGTCGGAATCACCGTCGTCAGCGTGCCGCCCGCTGTCGTCACATCCCCCGTCAGCGCTGGCATGTTGACCGCTTGGAGCCGCGTCTCGCCCGACACGGCCGTACCGTTTCCGGGGTAATACGCAAGCTGATTGATCGTCCCGAAGTTGACCGTTCCGCTCCCGCCGCCGCCACCGCCGCCTTGCGCCCACGTCCCATCGTCGCGCAGAAAATATCCATTTACCGCATTCGGCGGCGGAACAACGCCGCGCTGCGTCGTCGTGAACGTGGTCAGGTTCAGCGTCGTGTTAAGCCACGACAACGGGGCAATCAGTGTAGGCGAGACGTAGTAGGCGTTCAGTCCCGTCGTGCCGTAGGCGACCGCGCCGTAAGGCGGCGATGGCACTGCGCCCGCATTGGAAATCGACGCGCCCGGCTGCTGCATAGTCTGATAGCCGGTTTCCTGATACCGCGCGAAGAACGATCCGATCGTCAGACCGATCGTGCTGGACGGCGGCGTCGTGATCGTGAGGCGCATCTTTTCGAACACGAGCGGGGTCGCCCACGGCACGGCATAGGTAATCACGCCCGCGAGCGAAGCCTGCCAAGTGCTGCCATCGCCCCAATTATTCGACCCCCAAAGCGTTCCCTGTCGCGTTACCGTCATCGCGACCGAACCGAGATTCAGGTTTCCCTCGGCCGCAGCGGTGAGCGTGAACGTGACCGGGTTGCCGCCAGCGGCCAACTCGACCGTCGACTCGACGACTTGCTTGATCGCCATCCGTCCCGTCTTTGGGAAGAACGACGTAACCATCGTGCATCCGAAGGGGCTGACGTACCCATCGCTTTGCACCGACAGCAAGTCGGGCACTACACGCCCCGAGAACAGTTGAGCCGGATAGTTGTTCGACGCGAGGATGAACGTCGCCGGGGTCGCGTTGAGCGATGCCGAAATCGGATTCGTAACCGCGCCGCCGCAGTCATATGAGAACGAATGCGGCCCGGTCCAGCGGCGCACATGCTCGTCGAACCAATAGTCGCCACGGAACGCCACGCCATTGACGACGGAATCAATGCAGATGCGGTACACAGACCCCGTATAAGCCGCCGCGACGCGCGAGGGTTGCGTGCAGTTGAGGAACGGCTGAACGATGTCGGGTGTCGTGTCGTCCGCGCTGTTCGTGATCGGTCGGATCGTTCCGAATTGGTCGACCATGTACGGCCCGGTCGGCGCGACGAAGTACGTTCCGTACGATGTCGGCACGACGGAGCGCGGCGCGACGGTTCCGACCGACAAGGACAGGAATTGCAGAGCGAGGGTTTGAAGCGCGGAATCGCCCGTAAGCTGCCACGTCTGCAACGCCTTGAAGATCAAAAGCGACTGCGCGATACCGCTCGATGTCGTTTGCAGCGGCAGGCCCGACTGCGCCGTGATGTTGGACACGTCGCCGATGACAAGGAACTGCGATGCGTTGGTCCGCGTCAGCGTCAACACGTCGCTGTACTGCAATTGATTCCCGACCGCGAAGTACAGACGGTTGTTGAAGTTCGAAACCGATGTCGGGTATCCAGTCAGCGCATTGGTCGCCAAGTCGGTGACGTTGAAGATGGGCGCGGTCGGGGTCGTCAGGTCGAACGTTCCGAACTTGCGCGGCGTGACAGTCGCATCCCATCCCGGATGCGTGACGACGAGGTACACCCCCGCCGATGCCATCGTGGGCGGAGTCCAGGCCCCGGTCGTCGGCTGCGTTTTCGGAAGTTCGTTGCCATGCACGCCGTAGGCGACTGCGCGGAACCCGTTGATGTTCAGGTCGTAGCAAAACGGGAAGTCGTACCCCGTATTGCCGCCGCACATCCCGTAGATGATGTTGCCGATGACGGTGAAAATCGAAATCACGCCGACCGGCGGATTCAGGATTTGATTCAGGTTGGCAACGGGCAGTACGCCCGCGCGAGCAACGATCTGTTCCGGCTGACCCTGATCGAATACGAGATTCGTCAGCGCTTGGCACGCGCCGGGGAAGGCATCGGTTGAATCGTAGGCGTCGGAAAGCCCCTTCGGGGTGAACCGCATCGCGACCGACTTATCTATCGCCATGAGGTAGCCTATAATGAGCGAAGCCGAGAGCGTTGTAGCGCCCCCGGCCTCTGACCAATCACCGACTCGGGAAGGAGTCCGGCAATGGCTTCGCCAATTCTAGAGAAGTTTTGGAACAGAGTCGAACTCGTTCCGTTCACGACCTGCTGGCTTTGGAATGGACCTGTCGACAAAGATGGGTACGGAGTTATCAGCATCGGCATGCAATACCTTACATACAAGGCAAGGCCGTGCCGTGCGCATCGCGTGTCGTGGGAATTGCACTTCGGGGAAATACCGAAAGGCGCGCAGGTACTACACTCCTGCGATGTTCCTTCCTGTGTCAATCCGTCGCATTTGCGGTTGGGCACGCACGCCGACAACATGCGTGACAAGACAATACGAAAGAGGATCAGCGGCGAAAATAGCCCCACACACAAGCTGTCAGCCAATGATGTAGATACAATCCGCGCCATGCTTGAATCTGGCATAGACGGCGAAACTGTAGCTAGGCAGTTCAACATTACTCGTCAAAATGTTTGGTGCATCAAACACAGAAAAACATGGCTATGAGAAGGGGAAAGCTTTCACAGGTTTCAGCGCTTTCGAGAACCTAAATCGTCTAGGGTCTAGGCGCACCGAATGTGTCGTATTAACCTCGTCGGATTCCATTATCAAATACGGAGCAAGAAAATGCTCCGCCTCGGCGTGGAATTTATCTTTGCGGTCGTCGCCGGTAACGCCCATCAGGTGAGCCGCCGTTGCCGTGACGAGATACATCGTATGCGGGAACCACGGTTGCAGCGTAGAGGATTCCGGGGTCGCATAGTCGGGCTGATTCTTCATGTACCGATGCGTCAACTGGATCGTGCCGGAAGTCATCGGGTAGATGTTGAAATAGCCAGCGCTCGTCATCGTGCCGTTGCCGGGCGTGCCGCCGGTCCACACTTGCGCCTGTGTCGACGTGTCAGTGGCGAACTCGTACGGGTAATTTGCGGTCGACGGGTCTTTGAATTCAGCGTCCCACGCTTCCATCGAAATGAGCGTCAGGAATTGCGTGATCCCGCCCGGTGTCGTGCCGCCGGCCACGGCGCTGTTGGGGATCGGGTAGTACATGTCGTACGTCCGCAGATAGTCCGCTTCCAGCGGGAACGGACCATAGGCTTGCGTCGGCGTCACGCTCAACGTCGTCGTGATCCGGTTCATTTTCAGGTTGCGGACCAACTTCAAATCTTCCAGCACGATCGTAAGCATCTGGCCGGCGATGCTAACCATCCCCGGCCCGCCCTTGGCGATTTGCGCTGCCAGCAAACAGATTGCTTGAAGATTCATGCGATCCCGTACTTCTTCCTTGCTTCTGCGATGTCGGCTTCCAGGGAAGCGATCTGCTTCTTGGCGTGATCGACTTGGCGCGAGTAATTGCCGACGTGTTCCTTCTCGGAACTGGTCAGTTTCATGCCCTTCTTCTGCTTTGCCGACATGCCTTCCATCGTTTCCTTCATCGCTTCCAGGCCGGTTTCGAAGCTGCGGATGCGCGCCTGCTTGTCGATGATGTCGAAGCGCACCGCCTGCCGGTCAAGCACGTCCTGCAAGGCATCGAGGCGCTTGTTCAATTCCTCGGGTGTGTCGTCCGAATACTGCACCGCCTGCACCTGAATTCCGCGCCGGTCGGTCAAGTTCAGCGTCAGGGTGAAATGCCCAAGCGCCTGCCGCTTGCCGTTGATTTCTTCGCTCATGACTACCACGCCCGCAGCTTGTTGGTCGCGGTGTTGCCGTACTTGCCGCGATAGGCGTTTTCGTTGCTGCCCCGGATTTCGGCCTCGTGCTTCCAGCCGCGAGCGACGATTTCCTTGACCGATCGCAGCGTGTCCAAGTCAAGCTCGACGACTGTGCCGTGATACATCGGCATGCCGTTGATCTTCAAGTCCATGCCGCCGTTGGGCGCGAGATTGATCTTGTAGAAGTAGGTCGGGACTTCGACATCTTCCCATTCCGGCTTCGCGATGCGCCGGCCGCGATCGTCGTACTCGCGGTACTTCTGCACGGTGACGGTTCGCCCGGTCGGGCGTTCCTCGACTTCGGGTTGCAGGATCGTGCCGTCCGATTCCGCGAGCGCGAGCGCTTGCTTCTCCGCTTCGCTGCGCTTCGTCCGCTCGGTCGCCAACTGCGCTTCGAGGTTGGCGATCTGCTCGTACAGTTTCGACCGATCGTCGGTGCTGACGTTCTCGGTTGAGGCGATGCGCGTGAAGTGATCCGAACCCTTCGTGTCGTCTTGCCGTGCCATTTGCTTCCTCCATGAAAAAGGGGCGGGCTAGTAGGCCCGCCCCCGCCGAACGTGAAACTGCTAGGTCTACGCTTGCGTGCCCGCGCTGTAGCCCGGCGTGAAGGCGCTCGACGACTCGACGCGAACCAAGAAGCCTTGATTCAGGATGATCGAACCGTAAAACACTTTCCACGCGACCACGCGCGTCTGATTCAGGCGGTCGCTCTTGTCTGCCCCGGTCAGGTAGAAGAACTCGGGATTTTCGAGGATCACCTGCCCGTAGCTGTGATTGCCGATGAAGATCGTCGGGAACACCGTAACGCCGGTTGCGGGTGCTGCCGGCGGCGTCTGCGCGATGCCGATGCCGGTGATGACGGCCGTCGAGCCGGATGCAAGCTGCGTTGCCTGTCCCGCCAGCGGGCCGCTCGTCGGTCCCGTCGCGCACAGGCCCAGGTTCGCCGGGCTTGACGTGGTGCCGATGTAGACGTTGAACACATAGCCCGGCTTCGTCGGCAGAGTCACCGAAATCGAGCCGGTCGGGCCAGTGACGCTGATGTTGCCGCTGACCTGATAGATTTGCTGTTCGACGCTCGTCAGGATCGGCGAGCCGGTGACGATGATGTTGTACGTCGCCGAGGTTGCCAGCGTGCCGCCAGTCGTGCTTGGCGTGCCCGTCACGAGCGCGTTGCCGACCCAATACGGCATCATGTTGGTTTCGCAGAAGCGCACGCCGCCGAACGGGCCAAGCTCGTTGTTGTAGAGCCGGTTCACGTCCGAGAACGCCCAGGCGGTGTTGACTTGCGAGTTTTCCCGCATGTCCTGCGCGACGAGCGGATGGATCAGCGCAACGTAGTGCTGCATCATGCTCGGCGACTTCGACGGGTCGCGGTACGCGCCCGCCTCGATCATCATGTCCTCGCGCTCGTCGCCGTTGAAACGCGGCGCACCGTAGGTCAGGAGCGAGCCGACGACCTTGTTGGACTCGTGCGGCGACATGACATCGGTCGACACCAGGGTGGCGCGCGAGGCGCGGCCGTTGGCGTAGTTCACCTGATTCGCGGCCAGAAGCGTGTTGAGCGTGTTGCGTTCCAGCGTCTCGGGCATCTGGATCGAGACAAGCTGAATCGCTTGCTGGAAGATCGGATGCTTGATCGTCAGGTTGGCAACGTCCGTCACCGTCACCGAATCGCCCCACTGCTGCGCGGTCGCGGCGACTTGGGACAACGTGACCGATTCGCCGGCCGGGGCTACGCCTTCCTGCAACGGCGCGTATGGCAGCGGCAGACGTTCGAAGCGCGTCGCGGTGTAGGTCACGCCGCGATTGGTATCCAGATGAAGCGGCTTCCCGAACTGGTACGCGACGAGCTGGCGCCGCGCCAAAGGTTCGACTTCCTCTTGGATGTACGCCTCAACGTCCGACTGAAAGCCGGGGTTGGTCGACGTGTTTACCACCCTCGGGAACAGAAACGCCGAGAGGAATCCCAGGAAGCTCGCGAGGATGATAGACGGTTTCATGCGCTTCACTCCGTTTCAGATATTCACATTTTCAAGCCGGGCGCGCAGTTTGTCGCGCTCGGTCTGCCCGCCACTGCCACGCCCGCTCACGTCGGAACGTGCGCCGGGCATCTTGCCTCGCGGTACGGCCGCAGCGGAACTTGCCGCCGACGCCGGTTTCGACTTCTTCGTTTTGCCTGCCAGCATGTCGTCGCCGACGAACAGCCGAAGCAGCGCGGCGCGCGGAATGGGTTGCTCGCCCCGGCGGCGCGACTCTGCGATGGCTTCCTCGATGCGCTTGGCGTACTTCTTGACGACCGCCTGCTCGGTTTCCCGGTAGAACGCAACGCTGTCGCGCGTGTCGCGGGCTTCTTCGCGGGCGATGTACGCCTCGCGCCGCGCCATGCGGGTGTTGCGATCGTTGTCGATCTTGTACCGAAGCCAATAGATTTCGGCTTCCGTGGCTCCGCGCTGCTGCGCCTCACGAAGCTGCTGTTCTTCGCGCTCGAAATCCGGGTCGGTAGCGCGGGCAGGCGCGGCGGCGGGCTGCTGGCGCGAACGTTCCGCTGCCAAGTCGCGCTCGGCGCGCTCGGCGCGTTCGCGGGCCTCGCGCTCGCGCGCTGTTTCTGCTTCGCGCGTAGGGGTCGGTTCCGGCTCGTCCCCAACGAGGTCGTCGATCGTCGGCTCGTCGCCCTCGGGCGGGGCCGCGTCGTCGGGCGCAGGCTCCGTGGGCGGATCGCCTTCGCCGCCAACTTGGGGGAACAGGTACGACAACAGACGGCGAAGCAGGTCGCTCATAGGGCCAAACTCCCGGTGTTGCGGATCGTGATCGTGGTCGAACTCGTGACCGTCATCAGGAACGTGCGGCGCGTGTTGTTGGCGACCGTCATGGTGCCGGTCAACGTCGTGCTGGCATCGCCCGCGACGAGGGTGCAGGTTTGGCCCGAACCGTCATTCTGAATCGACAGCGGTTCCGCGTAGCTGCCATCGGTCGGGACGGAATTGCCCGCGCCGATGAACGACAGGATTTGCGCCGTTGTCGGCAGAGTGGCGTTGAAGCCGCCCGACGCCGCCGTGATGAGGATGATCCCCTGCCCGATCTGTGCCGGCGCGATGGTGAAGCCCGCGCCCGCGTTGATCGGGGCGGTGAACGCCTCGGAGTAGTTATTGACGTTGTTGATGAGTCCTTGCAGGCCGAACATCGACGACCTATCCGCCGTCATGCCCGCAGGGAAGGGGAAGATGACGCGCGGCCAAACGAACGCTTTGATGCGTGCAAGCATGTTCATCCCCCGATCAGGTCACCATCACGCCCGCCGCCATCCCCATCAAGCCGGTGATGGTGACGAGCGGCGAGTACAGGCCCGGCAGGCCCGTCGTGTAGGCGGAACTCGGGATGGTCGTGGTGCCCGGCACGGTCCCGGCGGTGGCCGTCCACACCGTTCCCGGCGGGGTCGCGATGACGAACGAAGTCGCCGACGTGACCTTGACGATCGGATACCAACCGGACGGAAGCGTGCCTGTCGTGACGTTGATGAAGATCGCCTGCCCCACGGTCGGGACCAGGGTGTTCGTGCCGAGTGTGACCGTGAAGGCGTTGGTCGAGCCGACCTGTGCGATCGACGTGAACGTGGTGCCGGTCGAAACCGGCATGCCGACCGTGGTCGACAGTTGCGTGATCGCGCCCTGATAGCGCCGCCAGCCGCCGGTCGTGACGGTCGTCACGCCGGCCAGGGTAACGGCCGTATCGGAAAGCGTCGGGGTCGCGACCGTTGTCGAGGCGGTCGTGCCGATTTCGAACACGAACACGTCGCCGACGTACGGGTTGAGGATGTTCGAAACGATGTTGTAGGCGTAGTCCAACGTGACCGTGACCGCGCCGCCGTTGGTGAGCTTGATGAAGCTTCCGTACAGCGTCGTCAGCGTGATCGACGCGGCGGCGGAATTGACGAACTGACTGCCCGGCGGTTCGTTGATCGAGGCGAGCAACCCCTGATTGATGGCGCTCAACAGCGCCCCGGCGGGAACCATCACGCCGTCGACTTCGATATTGGGGGGGATCGCGAGGCTCGTCAGCGGGGTTTGGCCGATGATGGCCGGGTACAGGAAGCGACGAAGGTGCGCGGGAAGGAGTTTGCTGCGAACTTTCATTTTGCTTCTCCTGTACGCCGGCTATGGCCGGATCGCTGCAAAAGTGTGGATGGGAAAAATCACATTGTCAACACAAGGGGTTAGGGAAGCGATTTCAGGGCTTCCAAACGCGCATTAAGTGCAGCGCGGTCGGTCGCAAGCTGCGTCAGGCCCACGGCAAGGTCGTGCATGCGGGACTGAATCTGTGCCTCGCGAGCGGCGGCGTCGCGCTGGCGAGCGGCAAGGTCGTCCTCGGCTTCGGCCTTCGCGGCGTCGAACGACTTGACCGCATCGGCCAGTGCCGCCGCCTGCGCATCGAGCGTCGACTTCTGCGCGGCAACCTCCTGCCGCTCGGCCGCAGCCTTGGCGACAAGCGCGGCCGCATCCTTCTGCGCCTGCGCGAGAGCGGCCCTAGCCGAATCCATCTTCTCCTGCGCCTCGGCGAGCATCGCCTTCGCCGTCTTGGCATCCGTTACCGCCCCCTGCTCGGCGGCGAGCGCATCGCGCGCTTCCTGAACGCGCTTCAATTCGTCCGCGCACAGACCGGCCATGACAGCGCCGACCACGACGGCATCCGATCTTGCCTGCAATGCGGTGTCGAGCATGTTTCGGGTTTGCATGGAAATCGCTCCGATGGTTATGGAACGTCTGCCGTGTCGGCGTTAACTTGAGAGTGTGAACCCATTTTGGTTTTGATGCCAATACCCTTGACGTGCCAGGAATGATAGCCAAGCCCGGTCGACGGCGGCGGTCCAGGGGCCGCGCTCGGGATCGCGGAAATCGGCAACGTCGAAATCGGGTTGAAGCCTAGCATCGCTATTGCTGGATCATGTCGGCGATGATATTCAGGAGCGCAGGCGTGAACGCGGCGTTGAGCGAAGTCAGGTCGCTGTAGAACGTAGCCCCCTGGCCCGTTCCGATGCCGAACTCGGGCGAGCCTTCAAGGTTCGCCGTCGTCACGCCGCCGTCGCCTGTGACTTCGTTGGCGAGCGTTTTCGTTTTCACCAGCAAGTCGTTCGCCAGTTGCATGTAGTAGACCGCGAGCGCCACCTGCTTGCCGCCGACGCTGTTTGCATTGATCGTAATGCGCTTGCTCGCCATCAGCCGATTCTCCAGTTAGTGCCATCACAGTAGACGGGAACGAAGTTAGTGCCAGTGCCGGCAACAATCGCGCCGAAGTTGCCAGACGCCGCCACGGTCGAATCCGTCACGCAGGAACGAGCGCCTTTGATCGTCGCTGATGCGGCAGGAAGCTGGGAAACAATCTGCGAACCCGCGCCGAATGCGCTGCCTGTATACGAACCCTTGGTTCCGTTATTCGCCTCGGTAACACCTGCGGCGACACGGCCAATCCCCGAATCTTTCGAGTCATCGGCAGTGGTCGCGCCCCAACAAAAGATGCCGCCGCTCTCTAGCGCCCAACGAGTTGCCCCGGTAGCCCCGCTATATTGGGCGTTGTGCCTACCGGTTCCCCCGGTATCGAAGAACGAAACGCCGCCCAACGACTCCACAGCATAAGTGGGGGAGCGGTCGGACGACCTGCCTATGCCGTTTGGATATACCGCAAACTTAGACGCGCCGCCCACCTGAACATCGAACATCGTAGAGCCATAGAACGGCCCGTTCAGTTGCGACGCCGTATTGGTCGGATTAACCACGACCGCATCAAAATAAACGGCGGCGTTATTCCACGTCTGCGCAACCTGCAATGCCGGAGCGTTCGCCGTCAGCGTGCCATTGTTCAGCGTCGCGGTCAGGAGATTCGCATTCAACTCCTGCTGCGCGCTGATGTCCTGCCATATGTTCTTCGTGCCGGCGGGCCAGTTGACCGCAGCGCCACCGTTGCTGCTAGCGAGGATTGTGGTGCGCGATAGCGTCGTCGGCGCGGACAGCACCGATCGGCCGACTTCCCAATTCGTTCCGTCCGTTACCGCGTAGTCGAACGTCGGCCCGACGCCGATGCCTGCGTTGAACGTCTGGAATCCGGTGACTGCGCCGAGTAGGGTGTAATCGCCAGTGCCGACCGTCGTGGTCGTTTCCTGTACGCGGTCGGCGAATGCGAGTGTGGTCATCCGTAGTACGAAATATTCAAAACTGGCGAACCCGATCCGAGAATGAACTGAATCGAGTACAGATCGCCGCTGTAGTCCAATTCCTGCCCGCTGAACAGTCGCATCGAAATGGTGTTGGTCGGTGCAACGCCATCGTCGCGCCACGCGGCGTAATCGGTCGACGCCGCGCCGATGCACTGGATTATGACGTAGCCGGGGACCAACCCCGAATTCGCAAGCGTCGGAACCGTCAGGAACGTCGCCGTCGATAGCGTGATTTGCTGGTAGCCCATCGGGCGGCGGTAGGCGGAAACGGTAGCGCCGTCGCGAACTGCGCGCGGCGACAGGAAATCGCGGATCGTGAAGCGCTTTAGCAGCTTGATTCGCATAGCGGTACTCCGTTGTGCATGAAGAACTCGATCGCCTTGCGGCGCATCGAAGGCGGCGGGTGATATTCGCTGGCAGTGTCATCGCGAGCGCGCCGAAGGTATTGCAGCATCGGGCGCGCGTAGCCCTGCTTGCAGGCGAACGTGTCGGCGTCGAACTCCTGCTTCCAGCAAAGCGTTTTGACCCAATTCGTCCACGCGAGCGGCAGGAGCAACAGTCGAAACAGCAAGTGATGCAGCCGAACGTGCCCGCACTCGTGTAGCAGGATGGCGTGCTGCTCGTCGAACGGGAGATAGAAAAAGTGTTCGTTGACTTCGATCCAGTACATGCCGAAGAACCCGGCTGTTCTTGCGTGATGCGGCGAGTCGCGGCGCAGCGTGACCGGAATGCCAAGGACGGAATACCCCGCCGGCAATTCCTGCATGCCCTGCGGGACGTAGCGGATGCCGCGTCTCATGCCTAGCCCCTACCCGGCATGCCGGCCATCGCGTCGGGGTGGATCGCCCCCGGCGGATTCTGGCCGCCGCGCGGCATTCCCGGCATCGCCCCCGGTCGCGGCCCACCCGGAGCGCCGGCCTGCCCCGGCCCTGCCCCACCCGGAGCGCCGGGAACGCCCGGTTGCCCAGGCGGCGGTAGCTGCGGTTGCTGATTGGCCTGCCGCTTCTTGATGATCGCCTGCGCATGCTCTTGCATGTGCTTCTTGAACAAGCCGTGCGGGTCGCTCGATTGCGTCGCCGCGCGCATGTGCGTGCGCAAATGCTCGATGTCGTTGTCGGACGGGTGAACTTCCACATCCCATCCGTTCCACATCATTTCGTCCTCGACATCGGCCGGGACGGTGTACATCTCGCGCTCGTCGACCAGAATGCGCGGGGCAAGCTCGGGACCGAACATCATTTCGGTCCCCGCTTCCAGAATCGGCGTCACATCCAAGCGCCGGCCGTTCATCTGCTGCGGCGGGATGCCCTTTAGCACGTTCATCCAGGCGATCGCCTGTTGCTGGCGCTGCATCGACTGCTGGAATTCCGTGCCCTGCCACGAGAACGTGTAGCGCGTGCCCCACTGCTGCGGCGGAATCGGCGAGAATGCGGCGCGCGTGCCCAACGGGCCGCGCTGCTCGATGACGATTTCATCGGTGCGAAACTGCTGGTCGAACTCGAAAAGCATCTCGACCAGGGGGTTGAGCATTTCTTCCTCGTACCGCATGGCGTGATCGACGATGTTGGTCGATTGCTCCTGCGACATGGCCCCCATGAGCTGATTGTTCTTCCGCCCCTGCGGCATCTTGCCCATCATCATTTCGTTCACGTCCATCGACTCCCAAATCTGCCGCTTCATTTCGTTGCAGATGGAAACCGCGTCCTTCCAAAGCTGCGGTTGAGTGATGGGCTTCACTTTCGCGGGATCGACCGGCCACACGGCCGCAAGCCCCATGACAAGCGTCTGCCACTGCGGCGTGCTGACCGGATCGACCGCCCAAATCGGGTTGAGCGAGTACAGCGCGGAGTCCTGCCCCATGTTCCAGAAGTCGGTCAGGTTCCATTGCAGGAACTTCACCGGCTCGATCTTGCTGCGGCCGAAGAAACTGCCCTGCGCGCGATCGACGGGCTTGGAAAGGATGGGGCGCTTGCCGCTCCATAGCGGATTCCTGATGATCCCGCACGGAACGCGAGGCGTGCCGTAGTAGACCATCGCCTCTTGCTTGAAGTCGCCGCCAAGATCGAGCTTCGTGTAGACGAGATAGATGAGCGCGTACTTGTTCGTGCCCTGTTCCTTGATGCCGACGCCGGATACCTGCCGTTTCGGCGGGGGTCGCTTGTCGCGGCCCTTGTCCGGCTCGCAAAACTGCTTCAATTCGGTGTTCTCGGGCAGGATGAACACGCCCTGCTCGACCATTTCCTCGACCTTATCGCGCGACATGCGCAACCGGATCGCGACCGCACGCGCCTTTTGCAGATCGGTGCATGTCGGCGGGATCACGGCGATGTCCTCGGTCGCGAAATCGACGACTTCGGGGCCTTCTTCGACGATTTCCTGATCCTCGGTGTCGTCGTACTCGTCGGTCGGGTCGCTCAATCCCAATTCGGTCGCGTCCTCGCCGTCGATCATCTCGACGACCGGGTTTTTCTTCACGAGATTGGTGACTGAACGCGCGCTCGTCGTCCAATCGAGCATCAGATTCCACTGCCCGGTCACGTCGCCCGCGATCAAGTCGGTGCGGACGATGTTTTTCAGGTTCGTCTTGCGGATGTAATGCTCGATGAGCGCAAGCTGCGGATAGGGAATCTTGCCATCGGCCCCCAGGCCGTCGACATGCTTGCCGTTACTCGGGAAAAGCTGGCGCAGGCAGCGCTTGGTGCGCGCGTTTATCGCGTCGCGGACGGCAGGAATGTAGCCCTGCGTGTTGCCCGCGTACATTTGGTTGTCGTCAGGCTCGGCGTTATAGATCGACCAGTATTCCTCGATCTTGTCGGCCTGTTCTTCTTTGTTCTGGAACGCCTTTTCGACGACATCGTATAGTTCGGCGGCGTCCTTGTACGCCTTGCTATCGGGGTCGTCTGCCCAATTGCGATCGGGATCGGCTACCGATGTAGCGGCGGCGATTGGAAGCTCACGCTTTTTCTTCGCCACATCAGATTACCTGATTCGACAGCTTCTTGACCGTGTTGCGGGCGCGCTTTGCGATGGCGGTTTGCTTCGCATCGTGCGCGGCGGGGCGCATCTTGCGCGGGATGTTGTCGTTCTCGGCTTGCTTGGGATCGGCGCTGAAAATCTTTTTCGCCGCCGGCCCGCTCGCCTTCTGCACTTTCGGCGGATGCGACAGCTTGGGCGAACTGCGCCCGCTGTGGTTACGAAGCCCCATGATCGCCTACGTTTGCGACTTGTTCAGCTTCGGGTTGCCCATGATCTTCTCGCGCATGGGGCCGCTGCGGGGCTTGTCGGGCACGCTCGACGGCTTGCCCATCGGACCGCCCTGTTGCTGGCACTCGAAGAACTTTGTTCCGTCCTGCGACGGGGCCTTGCGACCGAGGACACGCGAAACGGCCATGATGCGACTCCTTGCAAGGAGAAGGGGAATTCGCCGGGAATCATGCGACGGACCCCGCAAGGTGTCAAGCGGAAAGGAAAAAGCCCCCGAAGGGGCCTTTCCCCGGTCGCAAGGAAGGGGTCAGCGAACTTGCGACCTACCGAGTCCCGACTGCGTTGCCCGCGCAGCCGGGGCGTTTCCGCCGGGCGCTGTTCAGCGGAATGGGTATCCCAAGCATAGCACGCCGGGGGCGGATTGCAACCCGTTTCGAGTCAGCGCCGGGAGGGGTTGCTCGTCACATACCGCGCCCCGGACGGGCTGTAGGCGATGTTCGCCCCGGCCGGCAGGTCGGCGACCTCGGTTTGCGCCGACAGGGTATGCACGAGGGTTTCGAGCGCCTCGGCGGTCAGCCGGGGGATGCCCGGCTCCGGCTCGTGCTGCGGAACTCCCTTGGCAATCGGGTACGAGTAGCCGCCGCCAAGCGCGTTGAGAGTGTTCGCGGCACGTCGATCGACGGTAAGGCAGCGGGCGTTTCTGACCACAGTCCGCATCGGAGCCGCAAGCGAACCGCGCGCCACGGCCACATGCGAAGCCCGCATTGGTACGACACCAAAGGAGCGCAGCGCGGGGACCAAAGCGATCCGTTGCCATTGGTCGAACACGTCTGTCGGAACGTAGTGCTGGAAGGCGGCGGTAGGAAACTTCGCTCGTAGCTCGAAACGTATCGCGTCGACAGCATCGCGCGTCGGGCCGGCGCGAGCGTAGTCGGCAGCAACCGCGTAGCGGCGGTTTTGTGCCACAACTGCGACCGCGACCACTTCCGACGAAGATGCATTCCAGGCGACATGAACTGTGTCGCCGCGCCCCACGTCGGGGGCTTCTTGGACGTTTGATCCACTGAAATCCTCGTACACAGGTTGCCCCGCAAAAAGTCGAAGAACGTAGGCCAGTGCGTTAAGCACGTCGCGCGGGCCTTGCGGGAAGTTGCACCACTCGGCGACAAGCTGCGGATGCGCAACGCGACCCCCTACGAGGACAATATCACGCGCCTTGGCAAACGGTTCCAGGCCCCGGATGAAATCCTCCTTGCTGCGATCCTGCGGGGCTTGCATGGTCACGATCGGAAGCGGAACCCCGCGCTTCAAGATCGCGTGCCTGATCGGCGACATCAGCCAATCGTCGAGCGAATTCTTCTCGATCCCCATCTTGAAGCAGTCATGCCTCTCCTGCGTCACGAACAGGTCGTCGACGAATTCATCGGGCGACCAGTGGAACCCGCCGGACTCGTGGACGTAGATTCGCGTGCCGACCTTGCTTGCCACGATCTTGCCGTAGCGGTCGGATTTCAGCGGATCGCTCGACCGCGCCGGGTCGAAGATCGCCGCCTTCGGCATGAACGACCACGACGAGGGGTCGGCGGCTGACAGCATGTCCTCGGTGAACGGCTTTTTCGCCGGGTCCATGACGATCAAGCGGTACGCCTGATTGAATTCGCCCAACATGCCGGCGTCGCGATAGCGGCGGTATTCGGCGCGCACCCACCCCATCGGGTAGCGCGAGGGCCATATCGCCTTCGTTTTCGGGTCATCCGGCTCGCCGTCGCAGATCGGGAAGGCGCGATAGAGCCATTCCGGCGAGGATGCGAGCCGCGTCACCATGCAATCTTCGGCGCGCCGCGTCTGCGTCAGGCGCACCTTGCGGTTCGTCTTATCCAGCGCGGGGATCAATTCAAGGTACAGCTTGCGCATGCTCGCGTCGACCGCATCCTTGTCGCGCACGCGCTCCTGATTCTCCGGGTCGTCCAAGTAGGCGCGATCCGGCCGCGCGTCGTTGTGCTTGAACGATTGCAACTCCTGCTCCCAACCGACCGCCTCGATCATCGCCCCGGTTTTGAACCACACCTTGTTCTCGATCGACTTGCGCGCCAGCACCGGACCGCCGAAAGTCTGATGCAGCCGGATGTTGGTGCGCGCCTCGTAGTCGATCGCCGCAAGCCGCTGGCACGCCTTGCTGTAGGTTTCGCCGACGAGCAGGCAGTAGCGGAAGTTGCCGAAGCAGCCTTCCAGGGTCAGGAATTCCTCGGACAGCGTTGACTTCGCCCCCTCGCGGAAGGCTTCGATGACGACGAACTCATCGGACGCCCGCCACAGGTCGATGATCTCGATGTGGTACTCGGGCGAGGATTGCGGATGCCGATGCGGGAAAAGCATCTGGCTCGCAAGCGCGCGATCCTCCGAAAGCTGGCGCAGGAGGGCGGCGTCGATCACGTCACGCCCCGGCTTCCTCTGCGGCGGTCACGATGGCGCGGCCAGGAGGCGCGACCATTAACGCGGGCGGTCGCGGAATTTCTACTCCGTCGTTGGGTCGCCACAGATGTAGACAGTAATCGTGCAGCGACAAGTGGTCAGACGACGGGACGTGCAATTGCATAGCGGTTTCGTGGTCGAGGAAAAATAGCCGCTTCACGTATTCCAGTTCGGTCCAATTCGGGCAGCGATTCTTCCGGCTCACGGAGACGTGATCCCACCCCAACCCGTTTGACGCAATCACACGCATGCCAGCATTGTCGATCGGCGACGGAACGAGGAATACGCCATTGCCGGCGTCGCCAACATTACCGTATAGTTCCAAGACCCAACGCGAGCAATCGCGGAAACGAGCTACATCGGCATCTTCGAGATTACGCACCGCTCACCCCTCGCCCCCGCTCTGGCCTGCCTGCGCGCGGGCGGCGTCCAGCGCTCGCATAGCCGTGAATCTCATAGCGCACCATGCGGCATGCACGGCACGCGCGTAAGCGTCGAGCGAATGCGCGCCTGGGTCGGGAAACGGCTTAGCGGTTGTGCGCATGATTGTTTCCAGCGCCTTTCGCGCCTGTGCAAGCTCGGCCTCGGCGCGCTCGGCACGTTCCATTTGTTTGATGGCCTGCCGCTGCTGTGAATCGGCGTATTCGTTGGCCTCCCGCACGCGCTGTTGCAGGGTATCGCGCTCGCGTTGCAGCAACTCAATCTTGTTCGGCACATCGTGAATACTTATACCGGGAGCGACGGCATCGCAGACGCGGCGGATTGCGTCATCTTGTCGCCCAATCAAGTCTAGGTAGTCCGCGCACTCGCGCTGTATCGGTTCCGGCAAATCGCTCGCGTAGTCGCGCAACCGCTCGACCAGCGCGTCGGGTTCGGGCGGCGGCTCACCACGGGCCGACGAGGGTCTCGCATCGCGTGGGGTATCCGCGCCCTCGATCGGTTGTCCGTGGCACTGCTCGCGTATAGGGACCGTCGCGGAAGCCGGGGCGCACCCACGATGCGCTATTGCACGGTCGCCTTCCGCAGCCTCCGTGCTCCATGACTCGACGTCGGCGAGACTGCCGCCGCTCGTCCCTCTCGGTGTGTTTCGTTCTCCCTGCGGCTCCTGCGCAACCGGCGCGTCGGGTTCGGGCTGCGCTAGAGCGGCAACCATTCCGCGTAGAGACTCCGGAATGGGGACAGACGGCTCCTGCGCAACCGGCGCGGGCGTGAGCGCTTGCGGGGCGGACTCCATTGCGCCCGCCCCGCCGCTCGCTCCAAGTTTGGGGTCCGGTCGCTGCGCTTGAGGCACTTCGTGTCGGTTTTCCCGCAGCCCACCAACAGCCACACCCTGACCGTACTGCGACCCCTTCTCACGGGTATCCTGTTTCCCCTCCCCCGCAGCACGCTCGTGGGCGGCGTCGTACATCGCGCGCCAGATTGCCGGGACGTATTCCGCGAAGCTCGCGCCTTGTAGCTTGGCGTCAGCGACATGCCAAGCTTCGATCATTGCCGCCGTCGGCTCCCTCGGCACCGCTCGCGCAGCGGCCCCGGCGCGGAAGGCGCGGCGGATGATGCGACGCTCCCATTCGGTCATGGGCCAATCATCGTCACGGGGCAGGCCTAATTCCTTGTGCCAGTCGTGCCATTCGTCCAGCGCAATCGCATCGCACTCGGCGTCGCTCAACTCACGCTGCTCGTCCATCACCCACCCCCTTCCTCTGGTACTTGCGCACATTCGCCCGGTGGCACACCCGACACCGCAGCGACCCCTTCACCGTCCGGTAAAACTGCCCCTTGTGACCCTGCGGACACACATGATTGCCAAGATCGACCACGCGCCGCCGCGTCACGCGCGCCTGCCCCATCGCGAAATCAAGCCATACCGCAAATCGCGCAACGCAGCGCCAAACGTCGGCCGAAGCCCGCTGTACCCGATCAGCGCGTTGCGCCACGCCCCACGACGATCGGCGTACAGGTGCGCAACGTAGTCATCACCCCATCGGCGAATCACAATGTGCGGCTTCACTTCAGCGCCCGCGCCAAAAATCCCTGATTCAGCACGATCGACGAGTAGACATCCTTCCAGGCATTCGGGTGCATGATCGCCACCATTTCATCCGGCGCTGGCACAACACCCTCGCGCAACGGCTCCATCGCGAAGTCAAGCGACCACACACGCCCGGCCGGCAACAGCACCGCCTCGCGCGGCACCACCCGCATCAGCGCATCGGCACGCACGATCGCCGGCGCAACCCCGGCGGCAAGGATCGAGCTAAGGAAGCTGCGGCGGTTCATGTACCAAGCATAGCAAAGTGTACCAAGGATGCAAGGGCCAAATTTCGGAGGGGGGTGAGCGCTTTTTTTGACCCCCGTCCGGGGGGTCGGGGGGTCCCCGAGTTTGCCGCGCAAGCTGCTGTCCAGGGGCAGATGTTGCACTGCACACAGCTATGGCAGGCGTTGGATTATGCGGCGGTGCAACAGCGATTTGACATAATGTCAATTATGCGAC